GGCAATGTTGCAACAATCCTCCATAAGTGCCTTGACTATCTTCCACAAAACGGAGGTATCTTTCAGGGGGACTTCATCGGATTCGGTGGCACTGATGAATACACACCGAACACAATCACCTATCAGTTCGATGATATTGTAGAAGAGGAGATTATCGTGGCACCTCACACTTACTACACAGCAGAGAGTGACTTAAGGGACGCAATCGCACACCCGATGAACTTCATCATCACCGACACATTCTATTGCAAGTTCGTGAAACCTCTGGCAACGATTGCGTCTGGTCGTTATGATGATGGACTAGAGAGATTCCATGACTTAGACGACGTAATCTCTTTTGCGAAGATGATGGCACAGAACGTTGAGTTCGTATCAGATAAGGATGCCGCACTGATTAAACAGGAACTCAATTCCTGTATCCGTGAGAATCGTCCCGTGATTCCTTCGACCTTTATGAATGAGAAACTCATCAGTTTCTGGTTGTTAGTTAAGTCGATCAAAGAGGACGCTATCTATCTCTGCCGTAATAATGGACCGAAGGCATACATCGGACAAACTCCAATCGGTGGTGAGGGTTATGTCTACTCCAATGAGTTCGGTACATATAAGTTGGTTAATCGTGAGCAGTTCAGTTATGCCAACTTCAACAACACTAAATTCTCCGTATCATGAAATACAAAAAAGAAGTTCGCATCTTCATGGATTCTATGGGTTATGACTTAGAACGTCAAAGGACACATTTAGTCTTTAGGCATTATGTAGGATTTACATATACTGCCCCATCATCACCATCATGCCCTCATGCTATGAATCAAGTAAGAAGGGGAGTTCGCAGGCAGTTGATAGATATGGGCATTCGTTCGTAAACAGCAGTGGGGGGTGATTGCCCCCCTTATGTTAACCGTTGCCGCGCCCCCGTATATAAAAACCCCCCACTACTTTAAGCTATAAACGACCCAAAGTCCGACCTCAATAATACTCTAATAAAAAAAAGTTATCATATATAAAAACATGATACAAGGATTCAAAGATATGCAAAAAAATCCGCAGGAAAATTTTACGACTGTAGAGATCGACCCAGTAAGTGGAGAACATGTTATTACGATACCCGAATGGATATGTGATGAGAAGGGGTGGTACGAGGGAACAGAAGTAAATATCGAGGTAGAGAATGATTGTATTATTATTAAGGATCTCGAAGAGATTTGAGGTTAGCAGAACCGAGGTCTTGACGGTGTATAGATATAGTGTTATGATAGTGACGTAGTTACTTAATGTTATGGCTAAAGGATTTACAGTAAAAGCAAAGACACCCAAACCATCTGAGAGTGCTCCAGAATGGGACTATGCGAAGGCAAAGGAAATGGTAAAAGGCAAGTCCATTGTCTTTTGTTTACCAGGTAGAGGAGTTTCTTATACGTATCTCAAAAACTTTGTACAACTTTGTTTTGATTTAGTGCAAGCAGGAGCAAGCATCCAGATTTCGCAAGATTATTCATCGATGGTAAACTTTGCAAGATGCAAATGTTTAGGTGCGAATGTATTGCGAGGACCGGATCAAATTCCATGGGACGGCAAATTAAAATATGATTGGCAGTTATGGATTGACAGTGACATTGTGTTTAACACGGAGAAGTTCTGGCAATTGGTACTGATGGATCAAGATATTGCAAGTGGATGGTATATGACAGAAGATGGTAAGACCACTTCAGTTGCACATTGGATGGAAGAGGATGATTTCCGTAATAATGGTGGAGTGATGAATCATGAAACCGGAGAGAGTATTTCAAAGCGTCGCAAACCGTTCACTGTCGATTATGCAGGATTTGGATGGTTACTGTTAAAGCACGGAGTCTTTGAACATTCTGAGATGAAGTATCCATGGTTTGCTCCAAAGATGCAAGTATTTGAGAGTGGAGATGTGCAAGATATGTGTGGAGAGGATGTATCATTCTGTCTCGACGCTATCGAAGCAGGATTTAAGATTTGGTGCGATCCACGTATCAGAGTTGGGCACGAGAAGACAAGAGTTATCTGATGAGTCTGACAAAATATACAATTCTCCATAAAGAGAAAGTATTGTATAAGAATCTGACAGAGGAAGAATACTTTAATACTATAGAGGATCTTTCTGAACAATATTATCAGAAAGGTTCTCCAAGACCACAAGATTTAGAAACAAAAATCATTGAAATTTAAGGAGCATTATGGCAGTTCGTTCAAAGGTTGGATTAAGTGGGGACGGTTTTATAGAGGCAAAACCGAAGAAAACTCGTCAGGGAAGTGGGAAGCACACGAAGTATGCCGCGACTTCTCGTAATGGAAAACGTAAAGCATATCGTGGTCAAGGTCGTTAATATATACCTATAGATTTAATAATATTACATGGCATGTTTGATTGCAAATCTTCCTTCACAAGAAGTATGGGTTCGTAAAGAATATCTTACAGACCATCAAAGTGGACACGGAGAATTTGTAAAGGGCGTTTGGGTATCGGTTAAGTCGATTCCTGGACGTGCTTTTTATTTTGAGACCTATCTACCAGAATATGCGGCAATGTATGATAAATTACCTATCAGTGCCTTTGTAGCAGACCCTGAGACACCGACTCCGGATATGAACCTACCAAACCTTCAGTTTTGGAATTGTATGGACTACGGGGTCGTTTCGGTGGATAAGAAATTTATTGGTTCAATGGACTTTGAATGTTATACAAGGGACTTTGGTAATGTAAAGGGAACTTATATTTGTACAATAGATAACTATCACCATGATCCGGATTATGTTGATTGGGCAACCAGTGAAAATCCTGCCGAACACAAGTCACATAACTTAATTGAACTTAAGAATGGGCAGTATGCACTGTATCCAAACAATAGATTACGTATTTTTGACAATAGTCTGACACCTGTCGAACCAAAGACACCTGACTTTAAGGTTTCGACTCAATACTATCAAGTTGAAAATGGTTTTGAACGACTTGGAATGGGACGTGAGGACGAATATTTCTGGAAGACTGCACAAGAACGAGAAAATAAATAGAAAAAAAGGAGTAAAATGGGAAATTCACCAATCGATAGAAACAAAAATTATATGAAAGAAGTATGGGGAACAACAAGTTTAACGACAGACTACTGGTCATTGCCTAAAAGAACAAATGATCCAGAGGAAAGAGTAATTCAAGAGATTATGCATGATGATTTAAATGAAGGTCAAAGAAATCTTCAAGAATAAGATATAAATAAATCAAAGAAACTCTTTAATAATGTCAATTCAGAGGACATCGAGAGCATTTAAAGATATTAGTTTATCTTTTGAACCTCATCCTATTACTAAGGATCTACAAATATTAAAAAATGAAGCATCCATACGTAGATCTGTAAGAAATATTGTACAAACTATTCCTACAGAAAAATTTTTTAATCCATTATTTGGATCTGATATAAAAGGAAGTTTATTTGAATTTATTGATATTGGTACTGCATCAGTTATTAGTGATCAGATTAAAATATCAATTGAAAATTTTGAGCCAAGAGTAGATAATTTAGAAATAGAAGTATTTCCTCTTGAAAATTTAAATGCTTTCAATGTTGTCGTTGTATTTGATATTATTGGACAAGAGTTTCCGACACAAGAATATTCATTCCTATTAGAGGCAACCAGATAATATGCCTTTTACAAAGTTTACAAATTTAGATTTTGATCAAATAAGAGGATCAATTAAAGATTACCTTCGGGCAAATTCAGAGTTTACTGGATTTGATTTCGAAGGTTCTAACTTTTCAATTTTAATTGATACTCTTGCATACAACACATATATTACAGCTTTCAATTCAAACATGATTGTGAATGAGTCTTTCTTAGACTCTGCAACGATCCGTGAGAACGTCGTTTCTCTTGCCAGGAACATTGGATATACACCTCGTTCTAGGACTGCTGCAAAGGCAACAGTGTCTCTTACAATGGATGTTAACGGAACTGAGACCTCTTCAATGTCATTAAAGAAGGGATTAGTTTGTATAGGAAATACAAGTGACAGTTCATATGTATTTTCTATCGTAGAAGATATTCAAAGAATGTCTGAGAATATAGATTTTGTTGACGGTATTAATACTATCAGAGCAAGAAGATGTACATTTGATAATATAGAAATTTTTCAAGGAACATACATTACAAAAAGATTTGTATTTGACGGATCAATTAATCAAAGATTTATTTTAGATAATTCATTTATTGATTCTTCTACTATAAAAGTTCATATTAAAAAGGAAAATGAAGTTGGTGACGGAACAGAATATATTGCTTCCAGCACAATTAAGAATATAGATAAAGATTCTTTAATATTTTTCTTACAAGAAGTTCAAGATGAAAAATATGAAATAGTGTTCGGTGATGGTTTAGTAGGTCGAAAATTAGAGAATGGAGAAATAATAGTAATTGATTATATTATAACTGATGGAAAAGAAGGTAATGGTCCATCAGTGTTTTCTTTTTCTGGAAATGTTGTAGATGAACTTGAAAATAGTCTTAGTCCAGAACCATTTGTAGTTAGTACAATAACAAATGCACAGAACGGTGCAGATATAGAATCTATAGATTCTATTAAAAATTATGCTCCAGTCATGTACTCTTCTCAAAATAGAGCCGTTACTGGAAGAGATTATGAATCAATTGTTAGAAACATATATTCAGATACTGAATCAGTATCTGTTGTTGGTGGAGAGGAACTAGACCCCCCAGAATTTGGAACAGTAGAAATTTCAATTAAACCAAAGAATGGTTTTTTCGTCTCAGATTTCAATAAGAATAGAATTTTATCTCAGTTAAAAAATTATTCCATTTCGGGAATAAATCAAAAAATTGTTGACCTGAAAATTCTTTATATTGAATTGGATTCATTTGTTTATTATGATGATAATAAAGTTTCTACTTCTCAATCATTGAAATCAAAAATATTAACATCTTTAACAAAATATTCAGAATCGAGTGATGTGAATAAATTTGGTGGAAGATTTAAATATAGCAAACTGTTACGAACTATTGACAATACAGACACTTCTATAACATCGAATATAACAAAAATTAAAATACGAAGAAATTTGAATGCACTTTTAAATCAATTTTCTCAATATGAATTGTGTTTTGGAAATCAATTCCATATAAACAATGAAGGGAAAAATATTAAATCCACAGGATTTACGATATTGGGAGATTCTGATACTGTCTATTTGACAGACATTCCAAATGCCGATAAAAAAACTGGAGTTATGTCTATCGTCAAAAATTTAACGGATGGATCTGTTAGAGTTGTATCTAAGGAAGTCGGAATTGTTGATTATATTAAAGGAGAAATTATATTAAAAACAATTAATATAACATCTACTCAAAAACCTAATAATATTATAGAAATACAAGCAATTCCTGAATCAAATGATGTTGTTGGATTAAGAGATCTTTATTTAAATTTAGACATATCAAAAAGTGAAATAAATATTGTAAAGGATGTTATTTCATCGGGTGAAGAGATATCGGGCACTGTATTTGTCAGAGATTTTTATACATCAAGTTATTCAAACGGCAATTTAATTAGAGAATAAAATGATAGAGACTGGATTTAAATCTAGAGTTAAAATTCAAGATATAATTGAAAATCAATTGCCAGAATTTATTTTGGATGAAAATCCAAAGACAGTAGATTTTCTAAAACAATATTATGCTTCTCAAGAATATCAAGGTGGACCTGTAGATATAGCAGAAAATTTAGATCAATATTTAAAACTTGATAACTTAGTTCCCGAAGTTATAGTAGATGAAACTTTATTGTCTGGAAATATTGATTCAAATAGTAATACAATTTCTGTTTCTAGTACAAAAGGTTTTCCTGATAAGTACGGACTTTTAAAAATTGATGATGAAATTATTACATATACTGGAATAACCACAAATACTTTTACTGGATGTGTTCGTGGATTTAGTGGAATTAGTAATTATCATGACGCATTAAATACTAGTGAACTAGTATTTTCCGATACAATATCTTCTTCTCATGTATCTGGATCTAATATACAAAATTTAAGTTCTTTATTCTTAAAAGAATTTTATAAAAAATTAAAATATACATTTGCTCCTGGTTTTGAAGATAGGGAACTTAATTCAAATTTAAATATTGGAAATTTTATAAGGTTAGCAAAGTCTTTCTATAGTTCAAAAGGAACAGAAGATTCTTTTAGAATTTTATTTAATGTTCTTTATGGAGAAGATTCGAAAATTATTAATTTGGAAGATTATTTATTTAAATGTTCTGATGCAGATTATCTTAGAAGAGAGAAAATTGTTGCAGAAGTAATTTCTGGCAATCCAATGAAATTGATTGGACAAACAATATATAAAAATAGTGATGTAGAAACAAACGCAACTATTTCTTCTATAGAACCATTTACTAGAAAAGGAATACAATATTTTACTATAGATCTTTTTGTTGGATATAGTGATTCATCAGCAATAAATGGGATATTTGAAATTACACCAAATACAAAGTCGATTGAAAATGTTTCCATAAGTGATTCTGTAATTACAGTAGATTCTACAATTGGATTTGATCAAAGTGGAACTATAAAATCTGGCAGTAATTCTATATCATATACAAATAAAAGTATTAATCAATTTTTAGGATGTTCTGGAATTTCTTCAATAATTTCAAAAAAAGATAATTTATATTTACTCAATAAAATATATTATGGATATGAAGATGGAGATATTTCAAAAAAAGTTGAATTGAGATTAACCGGAGTTTTATCAGATTTTGTACAGCAATCAAAATCTATTATCTCTGCAGAAGGACAAATATTAACAGTTAAAGGTATTGGGGATAATATTAAAAATCCAGAGTCTGATAAAACATACAAGGAAATTTTTGCAAACTCATGGATTTATAATACAAGTTCTACTATTGAAATTGATCAAATCAATTCATCTATTATTATATTAAAAAATACTATTGATAGGTCACAACTTAAGAAAGGAGATGAAATAGAAATAATTGATAGAGGTTCTAGTAATGTAGTATTTCCATTATCAATATCAGATATTCCATATGTAGATACTGAAATTTCTGGAGGATCTAATCAAATTTCAGTATCAAACTTTAATTTTACACCAGATCCTAATGCATCATACTCTTTAAGAAGAAGAATTAAAAAGGCAGTAAGTAGTACAGTTCCTTTTAAGTATGGGAACAATACATTTATTTCAGATGTTCAAAATTTATATGTTGATGATAAATTTGGATATGTGGCATCCAATTCTTTACCTTCATATACAGGAAATACAAACTTTTTTGAATACCAAATATTAAAAGAAATTAGAACCTCGGTAATAAATTCATCTTCTGGAAATTTAATTGACTTAGATAATGATACTGGTTTGAATACTACATTGCTTTTTGATGTTCCTGTACCATTTATTACTGGAGAAAAAATATATTATTCTCCTGGTGTTGGTTCTGAATCTTTGATTGGATTAGAGTCTGGGTCATATTATGTTAAAGTATTATCAGATCCTAAAAAAATAAAATTATTTTCAGCACTGAGTCTTATTAGTAATGAAAAAGATTGTTTGAAATTTATAGCACCAGTTTTGGGTATAGGTGAGCATAATTTTATTGCATATTCTCAGAAATCTGGAGTAATTGATCCAGATAAAGTTTTAAAAAAATTCCCTATTCTACCAACAAATATTAAGGATGGCAATGCTGAAGAGACTCCGGTAGGATCTATCGGAATGTTAGTTAATGGTGTAGAAATATCAAACTATAAGACCACAGATAAAGTTTATTATGGACCCATAAAAGATGTAAATGTTTTATTTGGAGGAGAAGATTTTGATGTTGTAAATCCACCAAAGATACAAGTATCATCAAGTTTAGGTTTAGGAACAACTGCATTAGTTCAACCTGTCGTTCAGGGAACTATAGAATATATTTTTGTTGATGAACAGAATTTTGATGTCAACCAAGATTCTAAAATAAAAGTTATCGGTGGAAATATCTCTGGAGGAAGTTTTACTCCTGTTGTTATAAGGAGAAGAAGAGAGATTCTATTTGATGGAAGATCAACATCCGATGGTGGTGGAATAGATGTTTCTACAAATCAATTAACTTTTCTTAAAGATCATAATTTAACAAATGGTCAAAGAATAGTTTATAGAAATAGTGGCAATAATAGTATTAGTATTGGTATTGGATTATCTTCCTTGATAGATAACTCTACTTATTATGCCAAAGTCGATAATAACTCGACAATTCAATTATTTGAATCTCTAAATGACTATAATGCGAATAGTAATGCTATTGGATTTGCAAATACAAGTCTTTCTGGGACGCATAAATTTTTAACAGGGGAAATAAAAAATGCAATTTCAGAAATTAAAATTATTGATGGAGGAACTGTAACTAATAGAAAACTTTTAGTAAAACCATCAGGAATATCTACAACAACTAATTTAATAAAATTTGAAAATCATGGATTTT